GAAACCCTACTGGAACTCCTAGTCCTAGTCCAGCAACTAATAATTCAGGTAAACCTGGAGGATCTGGTGGTGGAGGTGGACACGCGGGTGGTGTTGCAGGAGTAGGTAATACTCCTCCTGTAAGTCCTGTTCAAGGAACTAATGGAGGTGCATCTCAACCAGTATCCGATGATAGAGGCGGAGGCGGTGGCGGTGCTGGTGCTGCTGGTTCAGCTGGAAACCCGAATAAAGGTGGTTGTGGTTCTTTTGTAGCTGACGCTTTTATAGGTGGATGTGCTCCTAGTTATGGATTTCCTGCACCAAGTAGCACAAGAATTTTTGCTGGCGGTGGTGGCGGTGGTTCAAGAAATAATCCAGGAAGTGAAAGCGGTGGAGCTGGCGGACCAGGCGGTGGTGGAGCAGGTGGTGCAAATGCAAATGGAACTAATGCAACAGCTAACACAGGAAGTGGTGGTGGAGGAGCTTCTCAACCAGGATCTCCTGCAAGAACAAGTGGAGCTGGTGGTTCAGGTATAGTAATGATAAGGTATAAATTTCAATAATTATGACAAGTAAAATTAAAGTAGATAATATAAATAAAGTTTCAGATGATTCAAACATCATCAACAAATGTGGATCAACAGTAACTATTGGAGCTGCTTCTGATGGAGTTAGAACAGGTGCAGATAATTTACAAGCATCTGATGGTGGAAATTTAATTAGTCAATCTGGTACAACAATAACTTTAGGTGCTTCAGGTGATACTGTTCAATTAGCTTCAGGAGCTTCTCAATCAGGTTTTGGTAGATCGGGTTCAGTTAATTGGGAAACAACTCCTAAAACATCAACTTTTACAGCAGCTAGCGGTGAAGGTTATTTTGTAAATACTTCAGGCGGAGCGGTTACAGTAAATCTTCCAGCAGGTTCTGCTGGTGCTATTGTAGCAATTGCTGATTATAAAGTAACTTTTGCAACTAACGCCTGCACAGTTTCAGCAAATGGCTCTGACAAAATAAATGGTGAAACTTTTGATTTAACTTTAAATACAAATGCTCAAGCTGTAACTTTAATTTTTACAGATTCAACAGAAGGTTGGATACCAGTCTCAAGTAATGATGTAAAAAATGTTTCTGAATTAATTGCTGCATCAGGTGGTACTGAATCAACTTCAGGAGATTATAAAATTCACACATTTACAGGACCAGGAACATTTACTGTGACAGCAGGCAATGGTCCATTAGGTGTAGCAGATTATTTAGTTATAGGTGGTGGTGGAGGTTCATCAGGATCAGGAACAGGTGGCGGAGGTGCAGGTGGATACAGATTTTCATCAGGAACAGCTTCTGGTTGTTACACAGCAGGACCCGCTCCTTTAGCAGCAACAGCATTATCAATTACTCCAGGATCTTATGGAGTTACAGTCGGTGGAGGTGGACCAGGTGCAACTAATGGTTCTAATTCAATTTTTTCTACAATAACATCAGCAGGTGGTGGAAATGGTAATGGTGGTGATGGTGGTTCGGGTGGTGGCGCAACAGATACAGGAAATTTCGGTTCTGGAAATACTCCAGCAGTTAATCCATCACAAGGTAATAATGGTGGAGATGCTAGTGCAGGTAATAATAGAGGTGGTGGAGGTGGTGGTGCTAGTGCTGTCGGAGGAAATTCAACTCCAGGCACTGCTGGTGCAGGAGCTGCTGGTTTAACATCTTGTATAACAGCCTCACCTGTTACGAGAGGTGGTGGTGGAGGTGGTGGTGCTCACTTTCCAGGATATAATCCAGGACCAGGTGGTTCAGGTGGTGGAGGAGATGGTGGTTCTTTTGGAACACCAGGGTCAGGACAAAATGGAGATGCTAATAAAGGTGCCGGTGGTGGCGGTGGCGGTGGAAGAACTGGTCAAGCTGCTGGAGGACCTTCAAATGGTGGTAGCGGACTTGTAGTAATAAGGTATAAATATCAATAATTATGAGTGAAATAAAAGTAAATAAAATTAGTCCAAGAACAGCGTGTGGTACAGTACAGTTAGGAGATAGTGGAGATACCTTTACAATTCCTGCAGGTGCAACAATTAATAACCAAGGAACGGCGACAAACTTTGGTGCAACAGGTTCAGCTTCTTGGGTAACAACAGTTAAAACAGGAGACTTTACAGCAGTTGCTGGTGAAGGATATTTTGTAAATACAACTTCAGGAGAAATTGATGTAACACTACCAGCAGGTTCGCCTGGTGCAGTAGTTGCAGTTAAAGATTATGCAAATACTTGGGACACAAATAATTGTATAATAATTTCTAATGGTTCAGAAAAAATTGGTGGTTCAACTAACAATGCAACTTTATCAACAGAAGGTTTAGCAGTAACATTAATTTATGTAGATTCAACACAAGGTTGGTTAGTAACAGATGATGGTTTACAATCAAATGCATCAACTAATTTATTTATAGAAGCAACAGGTGGAACAACAGCAACAACACCTTGTGGTAATTTTAAAACACATACATTCACAGGTCCAGGAACTTTTGAAGTAACTAAACTAGCACTTTCAAGTCCTAATAATGCTTTAGATTTTTTAATAGTAGCTGGAGGTGGTGGATCAGGAGCAAGAGAAGGTGCTGGAGGTGGTGGAGCTGGAGGTTTTAGAGAAACTCCTGGTACTTCAACAGGATCTTATACAGTTTCTCCTATAGCAGGATCAGTTTCAGCATTTAATGCAACTATTAATTCTTTTCCTATAATAGTAGGTGCGGGTGGTGCAGGTGGAACTCCTGGTAATACTTGTAGTCCAGGATCAAATGGTGCTAACTCTTCATTTAATTCAAATGTATCAACAGGTGGTGGAGCAGGTGGAGTAGGAGATGGTGGTGGAGCAGGTAATCCTACATTTTATGGTAGTCCAGGTGGATCAGGTGGAGGATCTGGTGGAAGAATTGGAAGTAGTTGTAGTGCTGCTTCAAAAGGAATTGGTAATACACCTCCTGTAAGTCCCTCTCAAGGACAACCTGGTGGAGCATCTAAAACGTGTACATCAAATTCAGCTGACGCGGGTGGTGGCGGAGGTGGAGCTACAGCAGCAGGTTCAAACGCAGGAAATCCTACAGGTCCAGGAGGAGCTGGGGGTGCTGGAGCAACAACAAGTATTACAGCAAGTCCAGTGGCTTATGCCGGTGGTGGCGGTGGCGGTGGAAATGTTCCGGGTGGTGGAAGCGGAGGTGCTGGCGGTACTGGTGGTGGAGGTAATGGTAATGGCCCTCCTGCTCAAGCAGGGGATAATGGGACAAATAACACTGGTGGTGGTGGAGGTGGTGGAAGTAGTCCTTCTACAGTAGGAGCTAATGGTGGTTCTGGAGTTGTTATTATAAGATATAAAATTGCATAGTTGAATGATAATTAAAAATAAGATATAAGGAGAAACATTATGGCACATTTTGCAAAATTAGGAGCTAACGGAAAAGTTATTCAAGTATTAACTTTGAATAATAGTGATATGTTAAACGCTGATGGCGTTGAAGATGAATCAGTAGGTCAACAATATTTAGAAACACACAATAATTGGCCTGCACAAATGTGGATTCAAACTTCATACAATACACAAGGCGGACAACATAAAGACGGTGGTACACCATTAAGAGGAAATTATGCAGGTATAGGTTATACTTGGGACGAAGATGATCAAATCTTCTGGCCTAAAAAACCATATGCATCTTGGGTAAAACATAACGAATCAGCTTCTTGGAAATCACCAATCGGTGACGCTCCAGCATTAACAGCTGAACAAGAATCACAAAATACAGCTGGAACTCATCAATGGGTTTATAACTGGAATGAAGCTAATCAATCTTGGGACTTGACAGATACAAAAGAGTAAATTAAAAATGGTGGTGGTATGCAAAAGAAAGTATTAACAGAGCAAGCTCTATATTTTGGTGATGTGGCAATGCCTAAAGATTGGGACATTGACCGAGATAAATTATCAGGTGACATTTTACAATCAGTAATTCAAAACAAAGAATTTCCATTTTCACGAACCTTCGATATGTTAAATACATATATGCGAGAACACGTTAATCTTGAATATGATTTTACTTTAGTCAATAAAGAAACGTGGGGTAACATTTATAAACCTAGCGATACTACAATTCCATTACTTAATATTGATCCAGTAGATTTACGTAACTCTCCAGATTATACATTACTCTATGGTGTAAAAGTAAAAGATTGTATGGTCAGAATACACTTTGAGGATAATAGACGTAAAGGTAGAAGTTGGGATATAGAACTTAAAAACAATATGTTCATTATGTTTCCATCAACTAATATGTATTATCTAACTAACAATCAAAAAGATTCATTAAACTTTGTCCAAACAATAACTTATGAATATATCTAATTACTATTGGCATTTTCCTTCAGCACTCACACCAAAGTTTTGTGATGATGTAATAGCTTATGCAAATTCACAAGAAGAAGTTATGGCTAGAACTGGTGGTTATGGTGATAGAAAATTAAAAAAAGAAGAAGTAAAAGATTTAAAAAGAAAAAGAAACTCTGATCTAGTTTGGTTAAATGATACTTGGATATATAAAGAATTACATCCATACGTTCATATGGCTAACAAAAATGCAG